CTCGGGAAGGCCGAGGGGATCAAGTCCTGCCTCTACCACACCACCTGGATGACCATGAGCATGACCGACTGGGAGGATGACTGCAGAATTGGGGACGAGACCCTCCTGTTGCTCTACGAGATGTACATGAGCTCCTTGGAAAACAAGATGAAGGTCACCTACAAGGATCCCTTCTTCATGGTCCCTCTGATCTTCAACCTCGAGGAGAAGAGGCCCACGAGCAACGCCAACCAGATCAACAGGTACATAGTGCACAGCTACTGCTCCGTGATCTCTGACAAGGTGGGCCTGGTCTCGAAGATCGGGGACTCCCCGATCAGGTCGATCCCTCAGTCCTTCGCGGTGCAGAAGCAGTTGGAGTGGTTCGAGTGGTCCTTGGACACGCAGAAGGACTTTCAGGCCAAGGTGTACAAGTCCATCAGGGACAAGGAGACGTCCGACTACGACAGGCACTACATCAAGTCCATCTACTGCGACACTATGATCGAGATGGACTTGGTCTTGTACGAGGCCTACTACGTGAGCTTGTTCAACGCCGCTGCGGGGCACCATGGCCACAGGATCAAGGACGTGGTGCTGAAGATGACGGAGGACGAGGACATCTGGAGGAAGAACTATGCCAAGGAGGAGTACAAGGGGATCGTCAAGGACGAGAACCTCAAGTCGTTCTTCACCGAGAAGCAGAAGCAGTTCCAGTTCTCCGCGAAGGACGTGAACGCCTACACCAAGCTTATGTGGAACGAGAAGCTCTCCAAGTTGAACTTGTCCAGGTTGGTGGACAAGCTGACGGCGGCGATCACCGACGTGTGCACGCTCAAGTCCTCCCTGGCGGCCTGCCCGTTGAGGCTCCAGACGGCCCTGCAGTGGGCGCAGAAGGAGATCAGGAAGAAGGCCTACGATACCCAGAGGTTCATCGCCGAGGACCAGAAGATCGTCCAGCTGATCGAGTTCGTCAACGGCTCGGACTTCTTGGAGATCATCTGGGCGCTGTTCGAGAAGGCCCAGCTCGGGGGCCCCAGGGAGATCTTCATCCAGGACATGTACTCCCGGATCCACTTCAGGATCATCGAGGGGACGTTCGAGTTCTTGTGCGGGGCCTTGGACGTGGAGATGCTCACGCAGGGGACCACAAAGCACCTGACGCAGGAGTCCATCAGGGACAGGATGGAGGCCCGGATGAAGACCGGGAGGAAGAAGTACAGAGCGGTCCTGGGGTACAACAAGGACAAGAGCCACTGGGGGCCAGGGATGAACATGATGAACTTCAAGGCTATGGTCGAC